AGATTACTTCACCTGTAGATCCTGAAATAAATGAAGGATTGGCTGAGTAGTTAAATTCGTTATTTCTAGCTCTTATAAAAACAAAATCAGAAGTTATATTTTCTTGACTATTTAACTTAAAATTATCAGATCCAGAAATAGCAGTAAATAATTTACCATTATTTAAACATGGGGTATTTGAAGTATAAGCTGTTTTTAAATCAACCCCGCCATCACCAGATGTTAAATTTAAAGCAGCGGGATTCAATAATATAGTTCCTATATCGGGTAAAAATAAACCATAAGAACCCGAAACAGTCATTCCATTTGCTACAGCATTCGTGGGTGTAGCACTTGCTGCTATAGCACTTCCATCAGATCCAGATACAATTTGAAATACTCTTCCTGCTTCGTTAAAAGATATAGTATTAACATCTTTACTATTATCTGTTAATTTCAAAGTAAAATTCTCAGAACCACTATCTAATCTTAGATCTAAAGTACCGGGAAGTATGTTACCCTTAAATTTAGATCTTTCAACACTAATAGCATAAACACTTTGAGTTATAGGAGTGGTTCCTCCAAAATTAAAAGTACTACTTTCATCTCCTAAAACTATATTTTGCCATTGACCAAATACCGTAGAAGTATATGATCTACCCTCAATACCAGCATCATATAATGTAGATCCGGACCCTGCAGAATCTCCAAAAGCAATGTTAAATTGAACTTCTGCAGAAGCAGCAGTAGAATCTGCTTGAAATACATTTAAATAATAATTTCCACTAACCGAACCTGCTTGAACAGAAGAAGAGTGAAAAGTAGTTAAAGTAGGAAGATTACCAGTCCAAGCTCCTGCAGTAATACTATCTGCACTCACTAAAAAATCTTCGGGATCAAATCTTTTAAATGACATTATACGTTAGTTTTTGTAATTTTTAATGGGACTGTAATTCTAGCTCCACTATCTCGACCAACAATTTGAAGCGTAGTATTTAATTCTGTATTAGTACCAAATAAAGTATTAACTGTAGTAGCGGTTAAATTTAAAGTAGTACCAAGAACTGTTTTAGATACATTAGTTCCTAAAGTTTCCGTTTGGTTTAAAGCTGTAGCTTCTTCTGTTTGGATACCTACTCCATTAAAAGTATTTAACACTCTAACATCAGCAATAGTAGCAGTATACCCATTAGCTTCAAATACCTGATTAGAATTTAAATAGTTTAAAGTTTGAGGAGTAATAGATAATGAAGCTCCTTGTTTTAAAGTAATTTGAGAAAATCCAATATCCAATACTGGCATTTTAGCGGTTCCTCTGGGTAGGGTTACTAATTTGTATCTTAAATTTTGGGTAGTTTCAGGAAAAGCTTCTAATAAAGGCATATTTTCAATAGCCTGGCCATAAAAAGCACTTCCTGAAGGATGTGTTGGATTATATAAAGTATAATCGATTTCATCATCAGAAAGAGCAAATTGAGTGATTTTAAAAGAGCCATCACCTCGTGCCAAAAGTTCTCTGCCTTTTGTGGTTAGAATAGCATCTACTGTTACTACTGAATTGTTTAAATATCCCATTGTTTATAAATATATGTTTATAAATATTATTATTTTTAGTTTTCGTTGTCTGTTATTATACCCCTTTCTTTTAAATCAAGTAAAATAGTATCTAAATTATCTTTTAACTCCTTAGTAGGATACTCAGGGAGAATAACTCCATTAAAATTCTGAGTATCTCCTACTGAAGCATCTTTTTTTACATCTAATATTATATAAGAAGGGTCGTTTGAATTTACTCTATGTAATACAAAATTACTTAAATTAACAGAGCTAGGAACTAAAGCATTAAGCCTTAATTTTAATTTCCCATCTATATCCTGTTCAGGTTCAATTACTTCATATATAGTGTATTCTGTTTCTTTATTGTATTCAAATCTAATTTTATCTCCTACCCGAACACTAAATGGAACTTGTATAGGAGAAAAATTAAACCCCGGTTCTACTTCATCTAAAACATTTTGAGAATTTTGAGTATTTCCGTAATTAGTTGATAGTCCACGAGAAGCTGTTATATATAAATTATCTCCATTATTATTTGACCAAAAAGGAACATCAGATACAGGTGCAGTAGTTGAAGGACTTTGAAACGAACTTTTAAAATTTATAAATTCTAAAGTAACAGGATTATCTAAGGATATAGAAGCTGTAAAAGCTGAATTCCCTAGATTTGATTTAAATATTGGAGTTGAAAAATTTAATTCTTGTGTTCTTGGTTCTGTAGAAGAAATTCTTGCTCCCATAGTAAAAGCTTGTTGGCTATGCACAAAACCATTCCTCATTAAACGTAAAGAACCTTGTATATCATTTTCCGTAGAATTATTAAACCTAACATAAAGCTCCATATCTACTCTTGAAATTTGGCTTGCTGCAGCACTTGCTAAAGAACCTACACTATATACCCCATCGGATACATTAACGGATGCAGGTGATTCTGGAGATGCAAAGACAGGATTATAACTTGTTATAGTATTATCTCCTGAACTTAAACTAGCAGCTCCCTTATTTAACCAAAATAAAAATCTAGGAATATCATCGCTATTTAATTCACTATCAAAATTTAAAGCATCTATACTAGCAGATGCATTAGAACCTGTTTGTGAATATAAAATAGGTTCTTGTCTTCCAATTGCCGTTATTTTTTGTTTACCTGTTAAAACCGTATTAAATGCTGTAGCAGCATCGTTTCTAACAATAGCATTTCTCCCAATTTCAAAATTTTGAAGAGTATCTAATAAAGCAAATGAACCCTGAGAAGGTTTACTGATGTTTCCTTTTGAATCCACTAAATATGTAATAAAATAAGCAGTTTGATCTATAATTTCAGGCCCTGTCCCTCCTGCTGATTGGAACACTATAAAGTATTCTTGATTTTTTTCTGCTACAGGTAATCCCCCTAAGGCTCCATTTACAGGGCCTAAAAAATTATTCAATTGTTGTTGTTCAATTGAAGTATCTATTTGGGTTTGGGGGTTACTTGGTGGTGGTCCTGCCATTTTTATTACTGATTAAAATCTATTGAACTATTTCTACTTCCGTTATACCTACCATTAGTCCATCCTGTTTGTGTATAATTTGAATCTGGGGTGGTTGCTAATTGTGCATTATTACTAATAAGAAGATCAAAATTAGTAGGTAATATAACTCCTGTTGAGTAATCTACATCTTGGTATATGCTTGAAGGCCTTGGGTCTATAGCATTATTAAATATGGGATTAGCATAATTATTTGCTTCTAATTGTAAAGTTGAAGGATCTACTATAAGTTTAAAATCCATATCACTTATGAAATATCCTCCCGCAGGAGCTGCATTAAAAGCATTAAATAATGCAGCTATTAAGGATGATGGATTTGTGCTAGGGATATAATCCAAAATACTAAACACATACCACTTAATGCTAGGATCAGAATCACTTGTTATTATATTCTTAGTCGAAATTACAAATTGATGAATCATCCCATCATCAATTCCCCCTGCGGGTGCGGGAGCGACGCCAATATTTATTTGGCGAAGACTTATAGTATCCCCATAATTAAGAAGATTAAAATAAGCAGTGTTATCATCTCCATTACTATCTTTATTTCTGAATACTAGTTGTTCTGGGATTGAGTTAGGATTCCTAACTTCACCATCAGATTCATTTACTACAAAATAGGGCCAAAATATTTGGAAAAATCCATTATTAGCTATCTGCCCAGTATCGCTACTATCCATAGGAGTAAAAGTACTAGCACGGTCAAATCCTCTTACTGTTGTATAAGGTCCTTCACTTTCCTCTATATTAATGATTGGGAGGGGGAGCATTAACTCACCATTAGTTACAGTATGTTCACTACCACTAAATTCTCCATTATAAAATTCATCTTGTGTAGATTGACTTATTATTTGGGGACCCACAGGAGTATCTACCCCATATGCCCAACTTTGAGTAACAAAAGGAGCAATTTGATTTATAAACCCTTGGGATTGACCTTCGGGATTACTACCCAACACATTTAATTCACTAAATACCCCACCAGTTCCTCCACTAATGAATGCTGATTCTATAGATCCCGTATAATCGTGTCTAGAAGTTTCTACTTGAGTAGGTCGTTGTTTATTTCTTTCTAGTAAGTGTTGTTTAATTACAACTCCTGATGCTAATCCTGAATTTGCTGGTACAAAATCTTGTACCATTTTAAATAAAGAATTATCAAAATATTTAATTAATCTTATATAATCTTTCCAATCATAAGATTTATAGTATTTTTCAAAATAAGAATCTCGTATTTGATCCAATCCAGAATATGAATAATGCGATTCGGACACTTGACGGGGATCTCCAATATATTCCCCTATATTAAAGTATCCTAACGTAGAATTTATATCGTCATTAATTTCATTTTGAGGAGAAAATGCAACCTCGACATAATTTATATCTTTAGTATAATTCCTTTCAGAGGGATAGTTTTGTTGAACACTTCTATAAGGAGATAAAGTATCACCTGTTGCGATAGAAACATTAGAAGATTTTATTTTTTCAGATACTCTATTTTTAACACCAGAGGCAGGTTGATCAAAATAGTAAAATTCAGTATCTCCTACTAAATGAGATCCTAAAGGTTGACCTGCATCGTAATTTATAATTCTATAAGTACTATTATCTCCGAATGAATGACTTACTAATAAATCTGAGCTAGCGGATATAGCAGGATGTACTGAAGTCAAGAAATGAGTACTTGTACTATAGAGAGGTAAGCTAAAAGGTAAACTTACTGGTAATCCTGTAGAAGGATTTATGACACTATTAAGTAAAGGAAGATTAAAGGGTAAACTAGTAGGTAACCCATCTCCAACATTAAAAATTAAAGGTGGTATAAATAAACTACTACTAACTCCTATCAATTCATTACCTAAGGGGGCTCTAAATGAAATGCTATTAAAAGAAGAATTAGATCCTGTTAATGCTATAGATTCTAATGAAGTAGGATTCATTATATAATCTTTTGTTATAGTATTAACGGAATCCTCTGTTCCATCAAAATTAGTAATATGGTATCTTATTTCTTGGTAATATCCCTTAAATAAAGTAGTATCTACATTATAAGCAGAATCTAAAATAACATCATTACTAAACCTAACACTTCCTGTAGGATTCCAATAGTTATTTCGTTCGCTTATCGGAAGAACCCCAGTAGAGGCAGAATCAAAATATCCAATTTTCCATCCATCTTGTCCATTATATATTTTTTGTCCTGCTCTTAAATTATAATCAAATCTTCCTTTTATTAAACTAACTCCCCACCAATCCCCATTATAAAAAGGTAAATTGATAGAAGCAGTATAACTAGCAGCAGGATTTCCTATTTGGAAAGTTAAAGTACCGTATTCCGCACTTTGACTTTGAATTGATCCTGAATAAGAACCACTGGTTAAGGTTCCTGATCCTGTGTGTTCTAGCCTTATATGAAAATCGGGGAATTCTTTATTCCCAGAATCTTTAACTAAAAGAGCTTGAGTTTGAGAATCTCTATAACCATCAGTTTTAAATCTGAAAAATATAGCTTGGGGTGTGTTTCCATTACTCCCCCCATCTCCCATTTGGAATAATGAACCGGTCCAAGGTACTACTACTTGATCTACAGCATTGGCATATAATGAATAGTTAAACCTGTTATGGGTATAATCATAATCATTAGTATTATTTTTATCCTTACCCCCAAATTCGGATATTCTTAAAATTGTATCAGGAATACCAAAACAATTAACTAAAGCCCTTAAACCTTCAACTGTACCTTTTTTCTTAAGAAGATAAGGTAAGTTATGATACAAACGTTTATATGTTTCTTTATTAAAGTCATCTAAAGGAATAGCACTATTAGCAACAGCCACATATTCATTTATAACCTCAGAACCTGTAGGGGGTAAAATACCTCCATTAGGATTATATCCTATAATGGCAGAATATAATTCATCAGAAGAAAAATTATTTTGATATAGTTTTAATCCAGCATCCCTTAGTGCATCTGCAACTAAATCTTTTGATATACCATGATCTAATCTATTATCAGCATTATTTTTTTCTGTTATAATATTAATATAAGAATATAATATATCAAAATGTTGTCCTATCATATTTAAGAACAATTCATACCCTGTGTTAGCAGGATCTTCTCTTAAATAAGTAGGAACAGTGTTAAATAAATTATCTTGATTTTCATTATCATACACTGAGGCTGTAAGTAACCTACCTCCATAATAAGGAGAGGATTCATTTGCACTTCCTAACCAATTTAATACTTCTCCACTACCTGTAGATTGTAAAGTATAGGGTTGAGATGGATTAGATTTAGGATAAGCTAAAGTTCCCGAGGTGTAGTAAAGGTAATTTTCATACCCATCAAAATTTTTAATAATATCCGTTATCTGGGATTCTAAGGATGCTTTAGAAGCAGATACAGAAGGTGAAAATGAAGTGATAGTATTTAGATTATTTAAATCATTATTAAACGCTTCAAGTTGACCTATTTTATAATAGAAATTTAATAATCTTTGTTCTGCAGAACTAAACTGAATAAAATTACCAAACTCAGTATAATTAATATTAACTGTTATACCTTTTTGGTTTAAAAAATTTTCTAATTCATTATATGAAGAAGTTATTTGATTAATTCCTATTAATGAATTATAGTCTTGTTCAATTGTTGAATTATTAACTTGGTCCGAGAGTTGGTAGCTAAAGTTAGGTCCTTTTATATACTCTACGTCTCCTTCAATTTGAATAGGTTTAGGAGGTAAATTTATATTAAACCCAACAGTCTCTGCTGTTTCAAATACTACTTCGAGTTGAGTATTTACCTCTATATTAGAAGGAAGGGGTTGATATAATTTTAAAAGAATAGTATTGGGAACAGATGCAACGTCTACTAAAATATTGTTAGTAATGTAATAAGAATCATTTATTTCTATATAAAAATCTTTAAATGCATCACCTTCAAGTAAAGATTGAAATTCTTGTACTAAAGAATTAATTTCTTTATTAGAAACATTATTAACCGATAATCTTAATTCAGTTCTACTAGGAGAAATTTCTTGTAAGAAAAATTTATATTGATCTGATTTTAAAGCTGTTCTGTAAAAATTATAATAAACATTATAAACTCCTGTTGAATAACCAGAATTTTCTATATCTTGAGTAGGATAAACTACAACAGAAGAAATTTGATCTTCGTTAATAGTATTTTTATAATTTCTAATATTAAAATTAGAAACTTTTTCACTCACTAATAATTCTCCTGTAATGGTCTCTACAGAAAAAATTACTTTATCTGTAACAGGGTTAAATTCTGAAGTAGAATCTACCACTGGTATAAGAGCTTCTTGAGAAGAATTATACTCCTGTTGAGTTGCTCCCTCAGGATTATTTAGTGGTGTTATTGTTATCATCTGTTGGTAGGGTTAAATCTACTATATTTTGTTGTAAGACTAAATTTTCTTCTCTTAATGAAGTAATTTCATCTAATAAAGCTTGTACATCATCTGTAATAATTTGTGATCCCACGTAATTAGTACTTTGTTTTATAAGATATTCATGGGAATTAATTTCCCCCTCTTTAGGAATTTCATAAAATAATTCATTATATGATTCAAAAAACTCTTCAACCGTAACCGAAGTCACCTCTTCAGGGACAGGAGGAACCAATTCAGTAAATTCAGTATTAATAGTATTGAGGTAAGCAGACTTATCATAAAGTTTTTTACTCAAACTTAATTCATTTCCCGAATTATATGTTTTTAACTGATTATCCATTTATTACTTTAAAATAGTATTTATCATCTAATACTAGGGTTTCTCCTCCAATATTAACTTTTAATAGAATTTGATAATATCTCTCAGGCTCTAACCCGTTCATATATAAAGTAAAGAAACTACTTTCATTATCAGCACTAATTTTAGTATAGGTAGTATCAAAATCAATTACAAATTCATTAGTATCTAAATCTTTAACAGCATAAAAAGAAGCTGTAGGGAGATAAAAATTTGTAGTGTAAATAGAAGCTGTTTGGAAAACCCTTTCAGGGAATTGAGGGCGAGAATTAATTCTAATTTTTTCAACACTATCTCGTCTATAGGTTTTTCCATTATTATCTAAGGAAGCAACCATACGAGAAGTATCTATAATAGTATTAGTAGAAGATCCTGTATTAAACACAAAATCATCAAATTTAAATTCAAGTTGTGGTGGGTATATAGTATGAGTATCTATAGAAAAATACTTTACAGTAGTAACATAATTTTGATCATATCTAAATTCATCAGAATCAGACTGTTTAATTAAAAAACCATCATTAGTAAACCCTCCTAAACTATTAGAAGCACTATACCAAGTTAGTATTGTATTAGTAACATCTACATTTAAATCTTTATCATTGGCATAACTTAATACTTGAGATTGGTTAACATCTAAAGCTAAAGCTGATCCTGTATACCAATTTCCCCCTCCTTCATTAGAACCGCTATAAGAAGCAGTAACATATGCTGAAAAGCTACTAGTAACCCATGCTCCTTCATCTTCACTTAATCTGTAAGTCCAAGATACTCCATTTTTTACTTGGGGTTTAACAGAATATCTTCCTGTCCCCATATTCCAGGATCCCGATACTGGAAAGATTTCTAGAGTAGTATCGGTATTAATTCCTGTTACATTGGCAATATAATTTCTTAAATTAACTTGAAAATTAGCAGTACCAATTTTATTATCTACAATATCTTCAATTTCTGTTTGAGAAAATTTAATTAAATATCTACTTACCTCAGGTGAAATAGAATTGTAAAAAGTAGATGCTTCTATAATTTCATCTAATCCCGTATTCATAGAAGGGAACTCAGAATATATAGTTGAATCTTTTTCAGGAAAAATTTTGTATACTGCCATAATTTATATTATAAGGGTACTACTCTACCTTTTATATCGGTATTAGGAAATTTAATTTCAAAAATAGAGGGATCCTGTGAAGGATAAACTACGCCATTTGCAGTTGCTCCACTCATATCATAAGCATATTTAGAATAACCTAAACTTTCTCCTACTTTATTATTAAATAAAATATCTTTAACATTTTGAACTCCATCAACAGAATTTAACATTAAATATAATTCATTAATTAAAATAGGTTGGTTTATTTGCATGTTATCTACGTTAAAATATTCTATTAACGTATTAATACAATTTGTAAGTACTTCATTACTATTAAAATTAGGAAGTACTACAATTTCAAAATTAATTCCTATATTGATAACAAAAGCATCTTTAATTCTAATAGAATCATTGATAATCCTATATTGGGATAAATAAGTAGATAAATTTTGTTTTAATGCATTAGAAGTAGATACTAATTTTTTACTATCATTAAAAGCTAAAACATATAAATCTAAAATAGATGATTTTTCTCCTGGGAGTAAATTATCTAATTTTTGGGGTTCAACGTATGCTTTAGCTAAGGATCCATATTGTGAAGGCATACTTAATGCTCTTACTAAGTAATCTTCTTGTGTTACACTTCTTAACTGAGAAGCATAATTAGCCAAAGAATTTACCCTTAAATCCTGAATAGAATCTCCATCTCCTCCTCCAGTTGCAGGGCTTGGGTTGTTAACTGCTAAAGAATCAAATGTTGTTTGGGATAAAACAGGATCTAAGGTATCCGTTGAAAAAAACACATTATTTAAACTAGTAATAGTAGTTAAAGTATTAGCAGGTACATTTGCTCCTACACCTCCTCCTGTTAAATATCTTACAGTTAAAGTAGTATTAGAAGGAGCAACCCCATACGTTTTAGTAAACATAAAGTTTGAAGGGGAATAAGCGGTAGTAAGTTTATCTTGTGTGTAAGGTAAACCAACCCCTACATTATTGGGATTAGGAATAATTTGTTCATCAAAATCATTTACTGTACCCGCACCAAATTGGATTTGAAGTGTTGCTGATCCACTATTTAAATTATTATTACTTAAAAATCTAGTAGTAAATCTTCTAGGAACTTTTTTTAATCTTAATAATTCATCTACCTCGGCAGAATCATTTTGAGTATTAGGATCATTAGCAAAGGGGTTAGTATTTCTAATTGTTTCAAATACAGTTTCTTGAGCTAAATAATCTACTTCTGTCCAATCATTTCCATCACTATCTATTATATCTAAAATACCTAAGGGGCGTTGTAGTAATAAATCGTAGGTAATAAATCTTTCAATTTCACCTACTGCAAGGGTAGTAGTATTAATATTAGCAGAAATTGCTGGGGCAGTTTTTTTAAGTAAGTAAGAGGAAGGTTCAGTTCCTGTAATTTCGTACACTGAAACTGTAGTAGGATCTAAGGAACTAGATTGGCTAAAATCAACTCTATTTTGAATTAAAAAATCAGTTCCACTTGTTCCTCCCACAGGAGTATTTTCATTTACAGTTAAAGCATACCTAAAATCGGGTGAATAATTTCCACTAATACTATCATAAATAGCAGGTACTGTTTGAAACAATTCTAAATCTGTAGATGCAGCACTTGTAACAGATGGTTTATATCCCATCATGTATGCTAAATCATATAAATTATCTACTTGTCGAGCATACTGAACAAAATTTTCCTGAATTTGGTTATCTGTATAAAAAGATAATACATCACCTACATAAGAAGCCATTTCAATAAACATGGTCCCAGGAGATGTAGGACTAAAATCTGTAACAGTATTAGGAAAATAAGTTTTAGCAAATTCTATAAGGTTAGATCTAAAATCAGAAAAATCCCTATTAATGTATTTAATATTTCTATTAACCCCTTTATTATCAGTTATTAAATTATATGGCATTATAATGGCATGTTAAATTCTATAAATTCATTTAAACTTGAAAACACCGAATAAAATATTTGAACTGTTATATTATACTCGGAGTCCGAAGAAGTTGTAACTTTTTTTAAATTAACCATAGGAAATACCAAAGTAATATCATCTTCAATATTTTTTTTTAATGTTTCAAGAGTTGAAGGATCATTAGGATCAAAAACATACCCAGTTATATTACTGCCTAAAGTAGGATTAAATACTCTTTCTCCCTTACTAGTAAGAAAATAGTTAATGATATTAGATTTAATCTGTTCCGCTGTAGTGTAGTTAATTTTAAAAACAGAATCAGAACCAGATACAGCACTAGATTGGAAAGGAACAGATAAACCAATCCCAACCGTGGGACTTTGATCTAAAGATGGTATATTTCCAATTTCTATGGCCATTACTTACTATTTAATAATCCCATTATTTGATCCATACCTAAATCTCCTTTAGGTAAATCCCCCCCAGGCATTGCTCCCTGAGGGTTAAATTTATGTACATCCGGGCTTGTAAATTGGGACGCGGTCTCTCCTAAAATGTTAGCATACTTTTCTCTTTTATTTTCGTTTATTTGAGGAGAAGATTTAGGTAAAGTTTCACTAACAGGTTGAGTTATAAAAGATTGTTTAGGAGCTTTTACTGCTTCTAATAATATTTCTTTTAATTCTTCTTGGATAGCTTCTTTAACAGCTTCCTTAATTAAAGATTTAAATGTTTGTGATTTCATTGTTTATAAATATTATACTTATTATCCTTTTAAATTTTGAGTGTCTATTATGAATTTTAATTCATTAACTAAAACATTAGGGTCTGATGCAAAAGATTCATCGCTGGTTAGAGCGACAATGCCTGCTGAATTTCTAGCTTGGGCAAATCTTTTGGGATAAGGGGTTTCGTTTAATTTAGCATACTTTATTTCAAAAGTAAAACCTTTATAAACTCCAAATCCTTCTTCCAAACTATCATTACTTAATGAATTTAATTCATTATTTATTATTTCATATTCTATATCTAATTCTTTTGCACATTTTTCTATCAATGCATCTAAAATCTTAATTAAAGTATTAACAGTATTTAAAATTTTAAAAATAAAATTATACAATACCCCAAACCCTTCTCCAATAGAATTAAATTTTCTAGCTAAATCTTTTAAATCACTCAGCACACCTCCAGCTGTGATGATATTTCCTGCTGTTAATCCTGGGAGGCCTGTTGGAATAGGAAGGAGCTTAATAATTCTTATAACAGGGGGAATTGGGCTTGTAATTTTATTTATTACCCCATTTATTCTACCTACACTCACTATTTGATTTTGAAGTTGGTTTATTCCACTTGCTAAAGCATTCCTTTTATTTATTATAACTAATAATTCTTCTTTAGTAGGACATGCATTTTCTGGGAATTGATTTGTCAATCCTTTTAGTTGCACCATTAAACGTTCCTGAATCTGAGTAGATTGTTTAGCAAAAACTTGAAGTAATCTAGAAGAAGCCATTATAACGTTTTATTATTAGGTGATTTTAAAGATTCTAATTTAGCTAAAGCTGTAGATAAATTTTGAAGGGTTGCTGCTGCTTCTATATTAAGAGGAGCAAAAGGAGCTCCTGGGGGTAAACTAGCTAAAACTGAAAGTTGGGTGATAGTAGATTGAAGAGAAGTTAAAACATCCCTTAATAAATCTACTGTTTTATCCCCTAATAATAAAGGTTCTGTAGCATTTTTATCCCCTAATAAAATTTCAGGTGAATTTATAATAACTTTATTTGTGCTATCTATATTAACCGAATCCTGAGAATTTAAATTTATAGATTTTGCTGAACTTATTAATGTTGAATCTTGATTAGCATTTAATACTAATCTCCCGGAATTAATTAATACTTGATTAGATGAGTAATCTTTAACACTTTCAGGAGCTGTATTATAAGAATTATAATTAAATATATTAGGCTCTAAATTTATTTGTTGTGTAGAAGTTAAGTATATAGAAGCTTTATCTTCATTTATATTTTCTTCAACAGTAGTCCAACCTTCAGTTGTTTGTTCTCCCTGCCCATTTCTTATTTTAGTAATAGGATCTTTACCTTCACTACTGCCAAATCTTAAAGATTGTCCAAACCTACCTTCTATAATATGGTCTCCCTCAAAAGGTTGTAAGGGGTTAATATTAAGTTGTTCTATAAAAGTATTACCTAAACTAATTTCAGTACCTCCATCAGTTACCCTTCTCACACTACCCGCAGAAGTTTGTTGATAATCTTTTCGTTGAGAAGGTGCTAATTCCGAACTACCGGGTATAGCATTATGGTGTTGGCTTCCCCAAACATTGGTAGGAGGTAGATAATATAAACGTGAGCTAGCAGTATTAGTTTCTAATCCGTTAGAAGGTAAAGATAAAACTGTAACTACTTCATTAATTAAAGGATAATGTTTTATATTAGGAAATAAAGGAAAAACGGGGATAACCGATTTATTAGTAGTAGGTTGAGTAACATTTTCAATTAAAATTACTCCAATTGAAGCCCATTCTCCATAATTCATAAATTCGGGATGAGTATTATTTAAAATAATATCCTTTACCCTACTAGAAAAAATTTCATTTGAAGTAGGGGGTGAAGGGTTAGCAAAATCATTTAATACCCCTTGTGATAATCCAGTTATGCCATATTGAAGGTTAGGCATTATTTTTTATCGTCTTTGAATTTTTTTACCTCACTTAATAATTGTTGTTTTTCATCTTCTGTCATGCCAAAATTACCATCATCCATTGCTTCATTTTGGACGGCCCGTTGAATAATAGTAGCCATTTTAATAAGCTGCTCATCATTTTTAACAGAAATTTCAAGATATTCTTTAAGTAAGGGAACAACTAAGGTGGCATCTCCAATATCCTGAATTAAGGGTTTTAATTCAGATATAAGAGTAGAAATTTGTTCTTCTTTTCTTTTTTGATTAAGATAAATTTCCTCTAAAATATCAGAGAATTTTTTCCTACCAAATATTTTCTTATCTAATTGTCCCATATTTATTTTATTTATAAATATGAAGTATCTTTAAAATTAGTATGCCCGTATTCTTTATAAAAGATATAATGTTCTTTATATATATTTCCTAATTTGGTAGCTACTTTAGTAATTTGAGGAGTTTTAGCGTCTACCATTTCTCTTATATAGATGTAAAGAGCTTTTTTATTAAATACATCTAAATTTTCTCTAGAAGCAAATATAGATAATATAGCATCTGCTATTTGAGCATCTTTTAATTTAGGAAATAGTTCAGTAAGAATTGAATTACAATAATCTATATACTCATCCATGAATATAGAATCTTTATCTTTTTCCATAGGATCATAGTCTATACTATATGAGTATCTTAAATTATGATGTAATTCTTCAACTGGGGCCTTGTCTATTCTTTTTTTATAGTTTTTAGTATTTTGTATAATTAAATATCGTTTAGCAATTGTCCCGAAGTATGAAAATGCTTTTGCCCCCCGTGTAGGATCAAATAAATGAATTTTATCTAATAAAAATGTAATTACTTCATGCTGTAAATGTTCAATATCACTTACTTCTGTATAATAAAATTTAAAAGTATGGATAATATTTTCGGTTAATTTAAAAAACCCGTAATGAATACCATCTCTATAAATTCTACTTCGTTCTTCGGGATCAGAAGAGCCATTGTATTTAACAATAGCGTCTTCTGTTGCTTGAGTAAAATATTGATTTTTACTTTTTTTCTTTCTTTTTCTTTTTACTGGTTCGCTCATAATTTTTCTACCCTAAAGTTGGATAGAACTCTCTGAAGTTCTTTGATTTGTTCATACATGAATCCTACTTCATCATCACTTTTAAAAATTCCTCGTTCGTCAATTTTTTTAAGTTTTTCATCCGAAAGTTCTATTATTCTACTAAATTGGTCTAGATAGGTTACATACCCCGCTAGAATATCTTCTTGTTTTTCGTTTTTACGAAGGAGATTAAAAGTTGTAAATGCTAGAACTACAACTAAAATCCCCAATACGCTTATAATAATTGTTTCTATCATAATTTATCAAATAAATCTTTAAGACCTTTACTTTCAAGTTGGGAAAGTGCTTTATCTTTTGTAGATTTTTTAGCTTCTTTCGTTAATGTAAAATTTTCTTTCTGGGTAGGCACGGGATTTTTGAACTTAGGTAACCACTCACGTTCAAATTCAATACGAGCAGCCATTAAATCTGCTTGGTGAAGGATATAAGGAAGAGAAGTGCGAGGTTTTTGTTCAGGCATAAATGCTTTAAGATATTTTTCATTAGCAACATCATATAAACCATCATGAGTTTGAATTGCTAACATTTCATTAAATGAATATTGAACACCATGAGATTGAAGCATAAATAAACCCCGATCAGGAACAGAAGCAAATGGGACTTGCTTATTAAACATATAATCTTCCCCTAATTTATCTTTTCTCCACTTATCAGTTTGAGGGATATAAGATTCATGTTCTTCATTACCCATCTTACCAAGATCATGGTTAATAGCAGAAAAAACTAATTCTTCCTTAGTGAAAGTAGTCATATCTGCTCCTTCTTCTTCCCAAAGATCATATTGTTTAAGAGCACAACGAACTACTCTATTAACATGTTCAACATATCCACCTGGGAAAGCATTATGGTATTCTTTTTTATGAGCAGCGGGCATCATCATAATGCGATCCTCATACTTTTTATAGAATCCAATAAGCTTATTTTTTCTATCACCCGTAACATATTCCGTAATATTCTTACAGAATTCTCCCCAATTGTTTTGAATTTGTTCGGCTGTAAACATTATACTCGGTTTTGTTCGTTAGGAGTCATAGGTTCACGTTCTATGGTAGCTTTGATTTCTTCAACCAATTCTTCACACTCCGCCTTTACGTTATCAACTTCCTGGTTATTTCTTCTTCCATTATGGAATTCAATATGCTTTAGTTTTGCTTCGAGGTTTTCAAGCTTTTTTTGGATGTGTTGTCTAAAATACATTTTTTATAAATTTTATTTAAGTTACGAATTAGAATTTAAATAATCAAGGAATTTTTTAAGGTAAGCACATTTTTCATATTCTTCGTTACTTTCAAAATAACTAATAGCAGAATTTATTGCCTTAATAAAATCCTTTGAATTTTTTCTTTCTAAAATTTCTTGAGAATATTTATCTTTTATATTAAATTGATTAATATAATCCCAAGCCCTATTATACAATAGATTCGCCCCAGCAGCCTCTATCTCTTTAATATTTAAAGAAGCATCAGCCGATTGAAACATTTTAATCAATCCTTTTTGGTAAACAAGGTGATTATTTATAAGTTTTTCAAACATCCCTAAATAATATCGGGGGTGGTTTTCTTCCATATCCTTAATGAGTTTAGGAACGGGAAACCCATTATCGTCTTCTTTATCAGAATTAAAAGCCCCAAATATTTTATTAATGTCCAAAGTGTCTTTCTATAGTTTCTAGTAAATCTTCCGCTTCACCTAATTTATGAAGAGCTTTTTTACCTTCTTCAAAAAACTTTCCTGCGGTATGTTCACCAATACCTGCTGGTGATTTAGTAAGAAGTTCTAATGTAAGCAATGCTTCTTCCTTATCAGCTTCAGCTTGCCTTTTAATTGCTTTTATTAGTTGAAATTCCATGATTATAAATATAATTAATTTCTAAATTTTCAACAGTTGTATTATATATCCAATATTTCATTAAAACTATTAATTAAGCAATATCCCATTCAATAGCAGCCATTAAATATGCAGATCCTGTATCTATGTTAGGGTTTTCTTTTAGAATAGCCATAGCTTCAGCTCTGACTTCATTCCTTAACTCATAATCATCAGCTTTAGATAAAATCATTTGAACAACATCATTAGTTTGCATAGTATAGGGGTTGATATTGATAGACATTTAATAAAAATAAATTGAAAGTAGGGGGAGGTTAACATCCTCCCCCTTCAATCAACATGGCATGCTCTTATACTGCGAATTCTTTCGCTACCTCAAAGAGCTCTTGGTTTACTTTTAAGTCTTGTTTAAAGTTCTTAATCTCACGAGCTTTACGCATTTTAGCACCGGAAACATAATCAAAATCTCCTGTAACTACACGCTCTTGTACTAGATTAAACACACTCCACAAATCATCTCCTGCATCTTCCTTACGCACTGGGGTAAGAAACTCATCAAGATCAATCTTATAAAGCTGATCAACTTTTTGGTTTTCTTGAACTTTAAATCGTGTTTCAAGTGCTTTACGAGCCAAATCATACTTTTGATTTTTATCAAGTGTAGTGGATTTAAACTTATTCATGCTATCAACTGTAAGAGGCAATTTATCAACCATCTCACTAATAGTTTCACGCAAAGTATTAAAATCATAACCCATGTGACGAATTTTCATTGAACCGAACTCTTCATCGGCAATTACCAATCCATTTGAACAAACAAATCGATACATTCCTGCTTGGAACGTAAATGAATTTTTACCATCATGGGAATTAGTCATGATAATTTGAGGCCAAACATTATCACCATCTTTTCCTTCAATCATCAAATCTGGGTGGCGGAAAACCATCATATGTTTTTGAAAACCTTCTGTTGCCTTTTTACGAGCAGCAACTTGTTTCGCTTCAATAACCCCCCAACCTAGCTTACGCATATCATCAATTACTTGATTGGTTGGAATGTGTGTGTAGTGCTTTGAAACTTCGCTACTAGCACTTTCAGAAAACGCTACTGGGCAAACTTCTTTGATTTGCTCGTCGTTCAAGAATTGAACATCTTTTACAGTCGCTGAAAACATTAAATCACTCATAACTAAAAATTTAAATAATCGGTCTTGACTCGCTCGCAACCTTACCCCGTAAATATACGAATGGTTTCCTGCGCAGCCAAATTTTTATATGACTTTAATATGACGCCTCAATTCCAAATATCGAACCTGTTACGGGGTTGGCTTGGTTTTCTACTAAAGTGTTCGTTGCTCTAAATTTAATATTAGAAGCATTAATAGTACTAGTAACTACTAAATTAAAAGTAGCAGTTGAATCACCTTTCACAGCAAATCCCGCATTCATAGAACCTGTTACAAAAGAGCAATTTACGGGAGTATTAATAGTAGCTTTAGTAAAAGGCAATTCACCATTTTTTCCTTCAATTGAAAAATAAATATTCCCAGTATTATTGACTAAAGAAAAATTGTACGTGGCTGCTGTTAAATTAGCGGCAGCACTAACTCCATTTCGTAATTGTGTTCTTGTGTATGTTGGCATGTTTATAAATACCCCAAAAAATAACTTAAGCGGCAACCCCCTTTCTATAGATCCGTATATACTTTACTCGCTACCACGAGTTGTTTTTACGATCGAGGGCCGCTTTTTAGATATTACAGTTTTTTGCTCAATATGGGGAAGAGGGGGTGTTGGGGGTTGTATAACACGAACATAGCGAGGATAATAATAAACAGTTTGGGTATTAGGATAGTAATCTCTATCAACACCATACGAATTTCTTTGCGGTAATTCGCAGTTATAATCGTTAATATACAATTCGTCGCATTGAGCGTACGCCTCACATGATTTTGGGGCTACGCAACCATTACAACAAAATAAAACAATACTACTTAAGCTTAAAATAAATTTCTTCATCTTGATCATTCACGAACATTTTAGCATTAGGGAATGCTTTTTTAATAAAAATAGAATATAATTTATGTCTCCCAGTATCTTCTGTTGCTTCACTACCTTCTTTAGTGGGAGAATAACTTAAAACATCAGGTAGGTTAGAGCTAAATTCATTTTGCAGAACTTTTTTAATAGTAGCCATTAAACGGAACATATAAACCCTATCGTTAACAAGATTAAATGAAGCCCCTGCTCCAGCATCAGCGACAGAGAAAATAATTTCATACCCTTCTATGACAGTGCCTTTAGGCTTATTCAAAAATTCATAATATTCGGGGCGATCTAATTCCATATCGTCAGAAACACGCTCTTTATAGGCAATACCCGATAATTTGATAGGAATGCTTCTTTCAAGATCATCTTGTTCAGTATAGGCATCAACAAGGTATCCGAATGTATCGCCTTTTCTAAAAGTTTCTTTGTACTCAAATGGCTCGGAAGTTCCTTCACCGACTTCCCTCAAACGTATCTCCGTATATATCTCTTCTAGCGATTTCATTTTAGTATCTTTCTACTGACTTGACTTCACCATCTACCATGTATTCAATTTTAGCAGAAACAAAGTCATCATCATTCATTAACTCATAGACTTCATCTTCGGCATTTAATCCGCTTATAAAATCTATAGACTTTTCTTCACCATCTTTTTTGATATAAGAAAGTCTATGATTAACCCTAAACATATTTTCTTCAAGTGTATCCGCCATGATTTGCTTTAACAAGGTTTTAATTCTACTTCTAAGTTCGCTGTATAAGGGTTCTTTAATGTTGTACATCATAGTACCGTCTCCCTCTGGGTCGCCGTTCCAGAATCCACCTAGTTTTTTACCTAGGAAATCATCCCAAGCGTATCCATCTTTGATACCCATAGCGAATAACTTTTGAGCTAATCTTTCATTATAAAACGGATATAAGGATATAGTTTTTCCTTCGTCTTCTTTAAGATCTTTGTATATGCTTTCTAAGTTCATATCTTCCGGTTCGGCTGAAGCCATCATACCTGTGTATCCATGGTTATCAACATATAATTGTTTTAATTTTTTTAATTCTTGGCGAACCAACATTTCTGTTTCGTTATCGAGTGATTCTCCGTTTTGCATACCACTTTTTAAAATTTCTTCGGCATCCATAATCATACGACCAAGGTTAGTTTTAGAAAAATACCCGCTAAATGCGTCTTTTCTTTCTTTTACTAACTTATCTATATATTTAGCTTGACCTGCATGTCCTTTAGAGGATTTTTTTAATGACTTACTCATCTTTTTTAATTTTTGGGTTTCACCCTTAGTTAAATCTGCTTCTTCCATACTCGTAGCTTTTACAAAAATAGTTACTCCTCCACCCATATTAGGTTTAGCAACAAGTCCCATATTTCTAGCTTTTCTGATCAATTGGTTTTTTTCATTAGCATCCATAGGGCCTGGTACAATTGCTTTTCCATTCATAGGATCTCCTACATATTTGTAGTTACGAGCACCTAAAAGTTTACCTAACTTATTTTCACTTACGGGTTCGAATTGTAAAAATCTTTTTCTTGCTCGATTTCTTCTACCGAAATAATCTGTAACGGGTTCGGCAATAAATCTTTTATCTCCTAAACGGGAGTTAAGAAACATACGGTGCATTTCTGGTTCACTGTTTACGAATCTTTCTCTTTCTTCTGAACCACCTAAGTAGTTTTCCCCATCACCTTTAAATAATTCGTTTCTTGTAACCTTAACAATCTCTGGATTGGTTTTAAGGTCGTTAAACATTTGTTTTGCTTCGTTTTCGTCGGTAAAATGTCTAAAGTCTCTAGTGACTTCGTTACCGTCCATTTCAACAAAATCTAATTCGTAATACTTCATGTTATTATGTTAAATGTTTGCCGATAAATATATTAAAGGATAGTAAGGTACCCATATAAACTGAGGATATTTGTATATACTTGTCGATGCCCTATAGTTATTTTCGATTCATAAACATATCGTAACATATATACCGGTATAGCGCACGTCGATGGACATCAGCGCCGGTGGGATATCTACATGGTACGCCGTACGCACGACGGCATACGGGTGGTAAGACGGGGGCACCGTCACCGTTATGACCGCACCCCCATCACCCAATTAATGTTTTTTATTCTTCATTACTTGCACCCTCATACAACCAATTGACCATGTTTTTGGTTGTGAAGTTGAAATAATATTTATTCATATTTCCACCGCGACGGTTCTTACTAAATGCAAGGTAACGATTTCCATCACCATCGAATTTTAAATGACCCATCGCTGTCGTCATATGTTTAATGCGATTTGAACCAGCAAACGTTCCACTCTTTGTTACTTGCTGGATCAACAATGTCGCCGTATTAATACCACGCTTATTCTCACCCATATTCTGTTCTTCAAGCAACGTCAGTAGCTTCGTCGTCGCACCCTTATAAGTGCCGCCATAATAATCTTGAATACCAACTGCTACCTCAGCAATCGAATCAATCAACACACAATCATATCCCTCCTCAAATGCACTACGCAATACATCAAGTGGATCCTCATCCGCTTGATCACCCATAAACAAAATTGGCACATCACCAAACTTGGGGAAACGCTTAACGTAACCTACCATGTCAATCTGATTCATTTCACCCGACACAAACAACACTCGCTTACCCTTATTATTCATATCAGCAATCAAATCAAGCAACACAGTTGTTTTACCAACACCTGGATCACCTGTAAT